TCGGATAGACTGCCAAATTATAGGCTGCTCCTCTACAAGAGGCAGAGAGCGCATCATAGATGGTAGACTCTACTTCTTCATTCTTTAGTAAAGACGATGTAAGATTACTCTGTGCATCCATATCTACTAATAACACTTTCTTACCTAAGCTGGCAAGAATAGAACCAACACTTGCTGTTGTCGTGGTTTTGCCAACACCTCCCTTATGGTTGGCAAATGAAATGATTGTTGCTTGGTGTGTCATATCTTATAAATTTATTTTCCTAACTTGTCATGATACTGTAATAAAATAGATTTCAGCTTGTTGGTAGTTTCCACTAACATCATGGCTATACTTTTCGCATCATATTCATCACGAAAATAATTGCCGATGTTATAAAGGTAATCATCTATGGAACAATATGTGTCATAAGTTGACTCTACCTTAAAATTTGCATTTACAAAATAGTAGGTACCATTATTTTCTGCTCTCCATCTTTCTAAGAAGACATTATAGTTTTTAGCATCCCAGTACAGACGTTGTTCTTTCATCTTGTCGAACAAGATTTCTTTCTCCTCGTCAGTAGCAAGACGTATCTTAGACTGGTACTGATCGTGTTTATTTACAACAGGTATGCCTTTATTTCTTTTTATAATACCACCATGTTCGTATATGACAAAACAATCATACGTACCAAATTTGTCTCTGTGTCCTGTACAGATTGCTGTTACAGTTTCGTTATAAGTGGAATAAGGTACATGATATGTGCAAACAACAACATCTCCTCTTTTGGGGACATAGTCTGCATCTTTAAATTCTGGCTGAAAAATTACCTTACCATCTTCAATGACCGCCTTGCAACCTTCAGGGATATTAATGCTATCCCCTGACTTAACCTTTGTGCTCATACTCTAAAATTTATTAGTTTAATAGATTATTCCTTGATATTTACAGATTTACGTATTGTTTTATTACTATACATACGTATAGTTGTATATACGTATGCAAAGATATACAAAATATCTCATATAACAAAAGAATTCGTATTTATTTTGCGTTAAAATTTTATAGCCACTTTTTGAAGAAAACCGCATTTGGCTTACTGCCTAAGCACATCCTCATTATGAGGAATATGCTTAGCCTGTAATTTATTAAATGGTTCTTTATGTGTCATATTGATAGTTTATTATTATGAAAATCTTTATGCATTATTTTTTACAAGAGCAAGTATCCCTAGTCTAGTGAGAGATTAAATAGTCTTTTTCGGAGTTCCTTTGCAAATACCATTTGAGCGTACATTATCTTATTAAAACCACTACGGTCTCCCCAAAAGTAATCTTCAACTTCGGAGAGAATTTCCAAGCATTCCCTTGTAGCCAATTCTTTGACACCTACGGTAGGGACTTTGTAAGTTTTAACAAAATTATCTACATCCTTTACGACAGAAGCCTCCAGATTAACCATATGTTGTATTTCTTCAAAAAAATACTTGTAGCCCTTGGATTGAAAATCTTGGTCAACTATCTGGGGGTCAAGCCCAAGAAGCGTGCCTGAGACAATTTCTAAAGCTTTGATATAACCATCCATGTATCCTCTTAATTGGTTGTCGGATTTTCCCTGAATGGTTTTTGCATATTTTTTTAAGTGATGTGTGAAAATTGTTCTTTTCATATCTATTCTTTTGGTTATCTTATCTTTCGAATGTTAGTTCTATATTGCTATTGCCTTGGAAACAAGAGCTGCACAAAGCGACTCGCAGAGTACCCTGCTCATGTTAACTTCAACGGCATTGCCGATATACTTCTTCTGTTCGGCCTGTGTCCCTACGAGGATATAATTGTCAGGGAAACCCATGATGCGTTTCAGCTCATTTATATTCAACATGCGCATCTTGATGTCTATGATTCCGTACATGGCCATGAACTCCTTTATCTTGCAAGTCATTTCACTGTCCTTTTCAAAAATCCTTATACCGAGACCTTTTTCTGTGGAGATAAGGTAAGGGGGCATCTTATCCATCCGAGCAATCAAAGTGAAACACGGCTTATTGGTATCTCCACCTGCAGAGTTGAACTGTGGGTTCATCAAGAAGCAGTCAACTACTTTTTGCTTCGGTGTTGTCAATACTGCAGGGCAAGGTGCGTCAATGCTGGAAAGTTGACCACCAGCGGAGTATTCATTTGCCAAAAAACGACTTGAAACCAATCCCAGCCTGTCTTTTGTGGTAAGCGTAGGACATGGCGATTCAACAGAATGATTTCCTCCATTGCCATAGTAAGCAGTAACAAAGACATGGTGATCCTTAGTGGTGACAGTTCCGGCAGGAATGTCTATCGATTGGTTCTTAGAATACGGATCTCCACTGAATGCTTTGGACATGAAGCTGACATTGGCAAGCCCCTTTTGGCAAGGCTCGTCAATTCCATGAACTGCGTATTTTCCTGTCTGGTTCATTGAATTATACTTAACAAGAAAGGTTTCCTTTCCACCAGCAACGAATTTGATTAGCCCTGCGTAAATTCGCTTCAAGGTTTTCTCGCATAGAGACTTCTTCCTGTCAAAGATGCTTTGGCCGGCATCATTCATATCAAGCACTTCACGAACTGGCTTCCATTTCTTATATATATGGAACATTCCATTGTCACCTTCCTTGGAGTAGGTCGGAACAGGAAAAGTTATTGGTAGACCAGTTCTTGCAAATTGGCCGAAGAATCTTTTTCGTGACGTATAAGCCCCGAAATCTGCAGCGTTCAGTAAACGCCAGTCATAACGGTAACCATAAGACATAATCCTATTGCACCATCTGACATAACTGCGCCCTTTCAATCTTGATATGGGATGCCCTTCTTCATCCATGTCTCCCCAACTCATGAACTCCTCTACATTCTCAATTTGAATATAATCAGGGTCGAGTTGCTCGATATAGCGGAAAAGATGTTCTGCAAGTGTCCGGCTATCAGCATCACGAGGCCGACCGCCTTTTGCTTTGGAGAAGTTGGTACATTCCAACGATGCCCAAAGTACGACCAGGGCATTTGGGTATTTTACACGCATCCGATTCAAGTGGATAGTCAACTCCGTTAGGTCAAGAGTGCGAATGTCTTCGGTAAAATGAAGGGTGTCCGGGTGGTTTGCTTGGTGTGATGCAATGGCATTTACGTCATGGTTTACACACGCAATTACTTTTGCACACGCCTGCCCATTAAGCTCTGCTTGTTCAACACCAGTAGTAGTTCCTCCTGCTCCACAAAACAAGTCTATGTATAAAAGTTTAATATTATTCATTTGTCTTTTTCTTAATACTGTTACTTAATCTCGTTTCTTTCCGATGTTCTGCATCATAACGATTGTGACATCGTTGACACAAGGCACGCAGATTATCGGGATCGCAATGTTCTGGAATATGATCAAGATGTGCTATTGTCAGAACAACATATGCAAATTTCCCAGTAAGTTCATTCATCCGATATGTATGGTTCTCAACTCCACAGAACTCACAACAATTATTCGCACGTTCAAGAATTGAAATTCTGATTTGTTTCCAATTCTTTGGATATCGCGCTTTGTTTTCTGGTTTAATTGGCATACTATTTTTTTTATTATTACTGATTTTACAGAGTAGAATTTACAATCTCATCTACAGAGTCAAAAAGTGGTTCCCCTAAGAGTTCCTGGCATACATTGACTATATCAAAAGCCTTTTCAGCAGCTTCCTTATTAGAAACGCTGCTTATTTTTTCTATCATTGTCTCTTTGATGTATTTTAGTTCCTTATCACTAAATTCATCATCAAATTTTGCCTCTGTCCGTCGTGCTGTTATCTCAATAGTATAACCATCCTCTCGTTTGAATGATATTCTAAGTTTACCAGCATTCATTCTTTGACATTGGTAAACCATTGCATCTATTTGGTTTGACAAATCTGTATTTTCTTTCATATTGGTTGTTTTTAATATTTATTTCTACTTTTTCTTATGTGATATTATTGCAACGTGGCAAGCTATGAAAAATAACAGTTCTAATTGTACATTCTCAACATCTAACCCCAAAGCATAAGTTAGAAGTATGAATAATAATACTGCTATGTCTATTCTAACATTCATGTTATTGTATATTTTATAAACAACTTTCCTCTTCTTTTAAGGATCTATTGGATCTTTTGATGATCCTTCTTCTATTATTTCTCCATTTTTTAATTTATACCAAGTGTCTTCCTTTATTTTTTTCCCATCTACCTTTATGGACTTAACATCCTTTAAAGTATATTCTTTTCCATTCCATTCTCCTCTTTCAGTGAGAATAAGCCAACAGCCCAACCTACCACTTGCCTTTCCATTTGTTCCACAGACAATCGCAATAGAATCTTTACCTTCTACCTTTGCAGAAGATCTTTCAGAAGTAGCAACAGCTACCGAATAATCTCCAGTACTCTCTACTATTGAGTACCTTGCAATATTTATTGCAGCTGAATATTGTCCAGAGCTTGTTGCAACAGAATAATCTCCAACATTTGCTGCAATAGAGAAATTACCTTTACATTCTGATACTGATTTAGATCCTGTACATGAAGCAATACAATTTGAACTTTTATCAGCTGCTATTGCTAAAGAACTATCTCCAGTATTTGAAATAACACAAGAAAGTCCTTTATATTCAGCTAAAGAACTATCTCCAGTATTTATTGCAGCTGAATGGTAACCTAATTTACTTGTAGTAGTGTCTTTTTTATTCTTTACTACTATTGTAGCATCTTTGACTTCTATGATTTTAGAAGAATCATCTATAGATATGAAAGAGTTTTTATCATTACCCTCTGCTTCTTCTTTCTCTTTTTGTGGTTGTATGTAAGTTTGTGCAACCAATGATGTCATCATCTCATCGAGTCTAATCATCCATTTTACAATACGATAGAGGATAATCAATAATGATACACCTATAATGATAAATGAAATCAATCCTACTATATATGTGCTATCTACACTTCCAAGAGTGCCCACACCATTTAATAATAATTTATCCATCTTATTGAAGTATTAATTGTACATGAAAATTATAATCATTGCATAAAGCTGCAATCTGTTTAACCTTTAATGGTTCTTGGTCACCATATGGGAAGAATATAACTCTTTCCTTTGTAAGACATCTGATTCCCTTTTTTCTAAGATTATACAAGAGATTAGTCCGTCTCTTTACTATTCTGTCCATATGTATTTATTTTTCTTTAAGTAACATATTATCC